CAGGATAAGCAAAAGGAAAAGATACTACCATTGTGCTGTGGTCATCAGTGCCATCAAAGTTACGCTGGAACTCTACAGGGTATCCATGCTCACGACATACCTGCACTAAGCTATGGTCTGCAGCGATACGGATACGTCTAATCATGTAGTGGCTATAAGCAGGGTGGCATCCTGAGGTCACACCTGGTAACAACGATAGAGTGCCTGAAGGTTTAACTGTAGTCAACTTGATTGATTCAGGAAAGCCATGCTTAGCAGAGTACTCTTTATCAAAAGCACGTAGCTCTGTGTAGGCTTCATTCAACCAAGAGCGTTGTTCGTCAGAAGCCTGGAGAACTCCAGTAACGCCAATACCCATACGCATATTCTTATGGACGATATCGGCTGTTTCCTGTAAATGGCAAGGAAGAGAAAGGCTATGCTTATTAATGCGATAAAGGAGTGTGCAGATATCAACGAATTCTTCCTTAGAGGTTACATTAGATAAATAGACTTCAGCTAAGCAGCAAGTCTCATAAGCTGCCAAAGACTGCTCAGCACATGGGTTATAGCCCATAACGTCAGGGTCAGGATAATTAGTGTCACCAAGACGACCAATCTTGCGACTGAGACGCAGGTTAATAAGACCGTAAGGCTCTCCTTTACCTTCGTAGCCATCCCAGAAATACTCATGGAGGTCTTTAATGTCGTTACACACCACCGAGTTATTAGACATAGCACGCCAAGAAGGAATATTTCCCATATCCCAACGCTTAGCAAGAAGATATTCCACGTCATCTGCATCTCCAATAGCAATTTGTGCTGAACGACGTACATTACCTGCTACGACGATTGCACCAATAATATTCATAATGTCCAAGCAATCAATAGGACGTAGCTTCTTACCTGCACGCTTCTCAAGGATAGTACTTACCTTAGCGATACCTTCACAAAGGTCTTCAGGGCCTGATGCAGTGCCTCCAAAGCCCTTAATAACAGCACCACGACCACGTACTAATACAGTGCTATAAGTAAAGGTAGGTTCTTTAACGCTTAAGAACGCTGCTTTGAGCGTTTTGCCAAGGAGACTGACCCAGCCTTCCCTTGAATCAGGAACAATAAAATCCGCATCATTTGTATCCAAACGAGTAGGGGCAGTAAAATTAGGATTGACTTCAGGAAGTTTTTCAACGTTTTTCCTTTGAATGTTATAACCTACGCCAGAGCCTAACATCAATAGGTCCATAGCCCAAGTAAAGGGACGAACAGGTTCATCAATTACAGTGAATGCACAGTTCTGTAACGAGGCTAAGCCTAGCTTGCCTACAGTGTCTGTACCCATCTGCCAAAGGAAACGACCTGCTACAGTTCCTTTGAGTTCTGTTAAATACTTACGTAAACGCTCTTGCTCTTTCTCTGTAAAGTTACAACCTAATTGAGTGTTTGCTGCTTTAATAACTCGTTCTACTGTCTGTGGAAACTCTTCTGTCTTGCTGGTGATGTCTGCTTCGTCTAAGCGACGTGCATAAGTTCTCTTGTAGGTAATGTAGCCTACTGTGCTAAATGGTGTTGTGTACATCTTGTCCTTAGTGTCGTGTGTTTTTCTTATATTTTTCTGTCATCATTGCATCTGCCATTTTATAGCAGAAGATAGCTATGAACTCACAGTACTCTTCTACATTTGATTCTGGTACTCCAGCAGAGTCTATTGCTCCTGAGAGTACTGAAGTAGCAAAGAAGTCCCTGAGGCCTGGGATTTCCTGTTCAATCGGTGGTCCCATATCGTGTAACGGCTTTTTAGTTGTCATCATCGTCCTTTAATAGTTGTTCTAATACATCCGCTTTTTCTTCTATTACATCTAAGAATCTTTCACAGATATCCTCGGTAGTCAAACCAAGAATATCTGTGATGTCCATCTCATCTAGTTGCTTCAGTCGATAGATTATATCAGTGAGAGTCAAACTCATCAATCATCCTTTGAATATACCACGATGCTTTACGCAAATCAGTAATTCCGTTCTTATGCTTCCAACGCCATAGATACTTAATAGCGTTACCTGTACACATTGCTTCCATGCCATCAAGATGTTGCACAACTTCGTTAATAGCATCAATACATTCAATACCACCTAGACGATAGTAATCAGGATTAATATTATCTTTGGTAGAACCAGGTGGGTAGTAGGAGTCAGAAGGGCCTGCTCCGTAAGTAGTTTTATTATTTTCCATTTTTAACATCATGCAGTCTTGACAAAAAGTGTGGTAAAGCCTTTTATGATAAAGGCATTCGTTCATGATAGCCCCTTCACCTCGACGGAGGGCTTGATTGATTTAGTACCTTGAGACCAGCTTCCGCAATCTCTGCACTGATATCGTTGATAAGTCCCAGTAGACGAGACAGCATTACCACGCTTTTGAAGTCTAGTCCCAGCACAGGTGGGGCACACAGCACTATCGGCAAAAAGATTACTATTAGGATGAGATTTAATCCATGGAAGAAGACGGCAATACAGAGATTCAAGCAAAACGACATCTTGAATATTATACGTTTCCATACGCTGCCAAGCATCTTTATCTCCATTCATGCACTTGACCCAAAGGTCATGTCCTTCGTGTTCTTGTTTCTTTCCTAGACCTAATCGCTGAGCAACGTAGTCCAGTTTGTTGCTAGGAAAACGGAACTGGCTACGAGCAACACGTAAAAGGTCAATCTGTTTATAAGGTGATGGCGGACTATAATGATGTAAGAGAAATTCCTTGTTAAGAGTAGGAATGTCAAACTTAGTACCATTATAATGAATGACGGCATCTGCAGCATTGAGTAAGTCATAGATACCTTTCAGCATCTTCTTTGGTTTAGACTGGTGAACAGAATCAAATATGATTTCATCTTCACCAAGCCACTTAGCAGCCCAGCAAAGTACATACGAAGATTCCATTAGTTGATTGATTCCAACGTTCTGTTGCCATAAGCCCCAGACATGTGCTACGTTAGGTGAGGACTCTATATCAAGTAATAGTATCTTCATTATTTATTTCCATGTTTTTTAGCTTTTTTGCTTTTAACAGGGAAACTTGGTAGGTCTTCTTTATCGGCTTGTTCTTCATGTCCACGAAGGATAGCTGCTCTCATCTCTTTTACTTCAGCACTAGCGTATTCGTTAAGTTCAAATACTTGGCAGAAAGTATCCATTAATTTTGAACAATGTAAATCAATATTGTATTCAATAGCCATGATGTAATTGTGTTCATCATCTTCGGACAATAATTCAGGATGGTCGTACATTCTCCATCTTAGCATTGAAACTTGGTCTTTAATAGCCCAGATATTCATAATGTCATTTTCTAAATCAAATCTGTCTTTGCTCATTTGCTTTCCTCACTAGGTTTACGAAGTGTTCTAAATCTACTATTGCTAAGGGTTTGCTTCTGTTCTGTTTGATTACCACTAGAGGCTCTGCGTCTCCATGGGTTGTTGCTTGCTCGTAAAACTTATAGACTGCTATCTTGGCTAGATTCTTACACTCAACGTTATAGAAAAATCTTTTTAAACCAGCTTCCGATAACTGAACGTCCTCTCCCTGTGCTCCCATGCTTGTGCTCTTTACGTCTCGTTCCGTCAACATCGGGAAAGAGCGAAGTATTAGGTCTCTCGTAACCTGCTGCAACAGTCGGCCTTTTTGTTTTGCTGAGCTTGTCTTCATTTAACCACCCTATTGGCTCCGCTTCCACAACTGCGTCGGGATTCCTAACACCCTCGAAGACATTCCAGAGAACTTCTTTTTTAGCGAAGTTAGTGAATAGTCCGACTTCCAATCCGAAAGCTTCGATTTCCCAAGGCAGTGAGTAATAGTCCACTGCATCACTGTCAATGGCTTCACTTTTCCACTCCGTTTGACTGTCATTTAAATCTCCCTCGACATACTGTTTAATATGCACAAACTCGTGTGCAAGTGTTTTTAATATTTCTACACCACTGATGTAAGGATGGAGTTCAATTAAGAATTCCCTTGCTGCACCTTTGGTGTTCCTTTTCTCAATACTACTGTATCCAAAAGCATCCAAATGCTTATTAAACTTAAGAGTAATAACAAGATGTCTGAGGAGTTGTTTAGTGAATAATTGCTCAGCATAGAACTGAGAAGCTCGTTGAACATATTCATTAAACCTTTCGTCAGAGTGTCCGTGATTGTTTAGTAATAATATCATTTATAGCCCTTCGGTGGGAGGCTGCCAGAGCTGGTTGGTTTCTCTTCTAAGCCATAGCAATTGGCAGTTTTCGATTGTTCGTTCTGCATTGCCACCGTAAGCTTCGACACAAGCAGTATACATTTCTGCTGCACTTTTACATCCTTCAAGCCTTTGTTTAGCCTTAACAGGGCCGATGCCTTTGAGACCAATGATGTTATCAACTCTGTCACCTGTTAGTACCTGTAAGTAAAAGTTTAAAAGTGCTTCTTCTTCTGTTACTACTGTCATTTCTTTCTTGACAAAGTTCCAATGATTGCCACGAAGCTGTAGGAAGTCTTTATCAATACTAGCAATAATGCTTTCGTAGTTACGTGCTACATGCTCTATCGCAATCGAATCATCCGCTTCTTGCCCGACGGAGACTTGGAAGTCCCAAGCCGACTCAAGATAGTCTCGAATAAGCTGGAGATGCTTAGGCTTAGGCGCAGTGCGGTTGCCCTTATAAGGTGCAGTTCTTGCGATGTCATTTCTAAAGTTATCCTTGCCAGTTAAGTAGCCCTGGTAGGTCTCAGCTTCGAGGTCCTCCCAGAGCATAGTCTCAATAAATGTAGCCACACGAGATATAACAATCTTCTCATTCTCTTCTTCAGTAGAGAAGCCTATGCGGTATCCAATAATGTCTCCATCTATTAAGACGTGTGACATTACAGAACGTCGTCCATCAAAGCATCTTTAGGACTATATTCTTGTAAGTCTGTTACAACAAGCTTCTTGATACTTGCACCGAAGCCTGGGTAAGGTTTAGGAAAAGGATAAGCACTTACGATTACCTTAGCTTTACTGCCGTTGGCAATACGCACATCTGTTGGTACATCGTTACCACTACCATCAACTGCTTTGATTTCGTAGTTGCTCTTAGCAGTGATGTAACTACCTTGCTCTGGTTTATTAGGTTTGTTGTTAACCTTCAAGCCTAGCTCTTCTAATGCTGCTACATCTTTCTCTGACAAGTTGCAAAGGTCTACTTGAAACTTACTGCTCATTGAATTGCGTTCATTGAGGCAAGCCCAAAAGAGGTCTGCATTAACTGTTACTGATTTACCTGTACTCATTGTATTACTCCTATTTAGTCTGTTTAGTTGAGTTACTATTATACCACAAAATTACTGCTCTGTCACTTCTGGTGTTACCACAGCCAACTGAGCCTGTGCCTGACTACGAACCTTGTTAATCAAGGCTTCTACTTGGGCAAAAGGCAACTGCCCTAGTCCTTGTAGTATACCATTTACTTCTTGAACTGTTAAATCTAATTTAATGTTTTCCATCATTTCTCCTTAGTGAACTTCTGCCCAATTTTTACCAACATGATATTCAGCCCCGATTGGGCAACGGAACTGTAATATATCTGCTACCTCTGCTGCTGAGTGAACGACCACTTCTCCTACCATATCTCCGTGTTCCATAGGAGTTTCGATTTGCACCTCGTCGTGGACCCATGCGACCATTCTGTACGGTATCCTTTTGGCTGCAAGGTTTTTCTTGATTTGAACAAGCCACTGCTTACTGATGATAGCCCCTGCACTTTGAAGTAACGTGTTAAGCGACGAATGGGCCGACCTGACCTTAAGCTGATAACCACCAAGCCCAGGTAGTGTTCCTTTCTCAGCAAGCCTTTCAACTTTTGACTTAAGCTTCCCATACGCTGGTACTGCTTTACAGAAACGATTAATGATGTCGGCTCCTTGTTTCGGAGTAGCACCAATAACTTTACCGACCTTGGTTGGGGATGCTCCGTAGAGAGTCGCATAAAGGACAGTCTTCGCAAGGTCTCTCGTCTCAACCCCGAAAGCTTGCTTATTTCTTTCGTGGACATCACCGTAGACTGTTTCATTTATGTATGCCTCATCATTAAGGTAATGAGCAAAGCATCGAAGCTCAATACCGCTAAGGTCGACACCCACCAATACGTTTCCGCTTTCAACCGTCCAGCAAGACCGAAACTCTTTTCCCAGCACTGCCCTAGTTGCAGGGACTTGTGCCATATTAGGGCTAGAGTGAGTAGCTCTACCAGTAACAGCACCAAAACCAATGACTTTACCATGAACTCTACCATCCTCTCCTAGTTTTTCTAACCATGAATCTAACTGTGATGCTCTCTTTTGTAGTGTCAAATACCTAGCGATTGGCTTAGCCTCTGGAAGTGATACCTCACTAAGGATTGTCTCATCAACGATAATTTGTCCCTTTTCAGTCGTCTTTGTAGGTTCCCAACCCTTAGACATAAGACGCTTCGATATCTGCTGCCTTGAGCCAACATTAAACACCTCAACATCATCCTTGAGCCGTTTACCAGTCTTCTCAGATACACGCTCAGTTGTAATGGGTGGGAAGATTTTCTGTAAGGCTTCTTCAATCTCTGCCATCTCGGTCTTAATCGCACAGAGCAACGTCTGTGCATACGGTGCGTCAAGTTTGAATCCATTGCGTTCCATCTCCGAAAGAATCACCTGCACTTCATATTCCAGCTTTACAGCCTCTGGTCCTATCTTATTCTTTTGTATCTCTGCTACTAACACATCAAATACTTTAGACGTAAGCTCTACATCTCGTATGCAATACGTTACCATCTCTTCGGTCAGGCCACCATCATAGTCTGAGAAGTCAATCTTCTCAAAGCCCAGTGTCTTACCCCAAGCATCTAAACTATGTCCGCCATCTCTAGAAGAATCAGAAAGACGAGAAA